CACAGGCTCATTCTGATTACATCTACAACAAGATTGAAACCTACGGGCTAGATGTAGATGTAATGGTAGAAGCCAAAGCAAAAGAGCGAGCAGTACAAAAGTACAAGGAGTTGTGGGGTGAGTAAGAAAGAAATGGTTAACCACCCAGACCATTACAATGCTTCTAGTATGGAAGTCATTGACGCTATCGATGGTCTAGGCTATGCCGAAGGGTTCTGTGTTGGTAGTATCATCAAGTATGTTACCAGATACAAACACAAGAACGGCGTTGAGGATTTAAAGAAAGCCAAGTGGTACATAGATTATTTAATGAGCAAGGAGAACTAATGAACTTAAAGTTTTATAGAATGAGAGCGAATGCTAAACTACCAGTAAGAGCACACAGGACAGACGCAGGTATGGACTTGTTCTATTGCCCCAATGGTAACCGTGGAGTATGCACGGAAGACAACGGCGACTACTGGATCCCAGCCAGAGGAAGCAGCCTCGTCTCGACTGGGCTAAAGACAGAGATCCCAGAAGGCTATATGCTAGAGGTCAAGAACAAGTCAGGCATTGCATCTAAGCGACAACTAGTTGTGGGTGCCTGTGTTGTTGACCCCGGCTATGACGGCGAGATCTACGTCAATCTACACAACATTGGTGTGGAGACACAGGTAATCAAACCGGGAGACAAGATCGCTCAGGCAGTTCTAGTCCCAATCGTCCATTGCGGCATCGAGGAAACTACCGAGGATAATCTCAACAATGGCTCTTCTCGTGGCGACGGGGGCTTCGGCTCAACTGGTGACCGCTAATGGGCAAACTATCCAAGAAGGTCGGCAGAAAAAAGCAAGTCCAAGCAAAGAAGGACGCACAGGAGAAACTCGTTCGTAGCGTATCTATGTTCGGTCTCCGCCCTGATGCTTGCTCAACCTGCTCGGCTCCCTTTGATAAGAACAGCAGAGAGATGGCTATGACTTGGCGAGTAGTCACCAACGAAGAAGAGAAGCGAGTAACCCTAATCTGCCCCGACTGTCACCAAAAGATTGACGAGGGCATACAAAAAGTATTTGGAGAAGACAATGACTAAGGATGAATACAAGCAATTCTGCTTGGACAACAACCTGCGCTACAAGAAAGATGGCTGTGGAGATCCTATCTCACCCAGCAGGAAAGGCTTGAAGACAGATCAGATCTATTGGACAGGCGAAGATGAACTCGGAGTTTATGCCGAGAGAGAGACACAGAAGAAGTTTACTTTCCTTAAGAAGAAGTTAGTCGAGGAGTATGGTCTCAAGCTAAACCAAGACGGGGACACAGACTCCACGTTCACAGCAACTAAAGAACAGGCAATCAAAGTCGCCTCCTTCCTTGGTTGCGCTAAGAATGCTGTATCCCAAGCAACACGAGATAAGATGAGCAGACTAATGAAAGAGAGGTTGCACAGTGACTAGTATGAGTTTTGATGATGTCCTATTAGTACCACAGTATTCAGACATTGAAAGCAGAAAGAGTTTAACAACCAGTAATGAGTTGGATGATACAACCACACTGCAACTCCCAATCATTTCCAGCCCAATGGATACTGTAACAGAAGTCGACATGTCTTTGGCTATGGATACTCACGGAGGGCTCGGCATCATTCACCGATACAATAGCCCAGCAGAACAAGCCAAGTTAGTTAAGGTAGCCAAACTAAAAGGGCTGACCAATGTTGGAGCAGCCATCGGCGTGACTGGTGATTACTTGGAGAGGGCACAGGCGCTTGTAGAGGGGGGAGCCAATGTTCTCTGCGTTGATGTAGCACACGGGCACCACTCAATGATGAAAGCAGCCCTCGGCAAACTCAAGGAAACCTTCGGGGATAGTGTACATCTTATGGCAGGCAATGTAGCCACGGGTGAAGGAGCAAGGGATCTAGCCAATTGGGGTGCAGATAGCGTTCGTGTCGGCATCGGTGGTGGAAGTATCTGCTCCACGAGACTGGTAAGTGGTCACGGCATTCCAACCCTACAGTCTGTTATTGATTGTGTTGAGTATGGTTGTCCTGTTCCTATCATTGCCGATGGGGGTATAAAAACAAGTGGAGACGTTGTGAAGGCTCTGGCTGCTGGTGCTGACTTTGTTATGCTTGGCTCAATGCTGGCTGGGACAACCCAATCACCCGGACAAGTATTCGACAACGGCAACAAGAGATACAAGGTCTATCGAGGCATGGCGTCAAGTGAAGCCCAAGTTAACTGGCGAGGCAAGACGTCCACACCAGAGGGTGTCTCCACTACCATTCCATACAAAGGCGATGTGAATAACATCTTGGCTGATATAAAAGGTGGCATCCAAAGCGGTATGTCCTACTCTGGCGCAAGGACTATCAGAGATTTACAAGCCAAGGCGCAGTTCACTCGCCAGACACCAGCCGGTCAGGCAGAGAGTTACACACACATCCTATCAAGGAATTAATGAGCGACAGTCACGAAATAGATTACGGCAATCTCAAGAAGGTTATCCAGTTTAAGGAGACCGACAAGAGACATGCAGATCTACGCATTCGTCTCCACTACGATGGCTTTTATCAGGGTGAGTTCTTTAGGGACATTGTAACAGGCTATATTAGTGGAGACGAAAACCTTATCGCTTATGTAGAGAAAGTTAAGGAAGAGAAGAGAAAGCACAACAAAGGCAAACTTAGGAAGGGTAAGTCTTTGAGAAAGAAAGGAAAAGAAGTGGAGAAGCAATTTGCTTTAAAGGACGAAGAGCTTGCAAGCATCTTTGATATTATCGAACAGGAGTTTCCAGACCTATGAAATGTTTTAAACAATGTGAATCAGCCAACGAAAGTTGCAAAGAGAAAGAGTGCAGATTGTGGATAGATTACGAAGAAGATTTGAACTGTACAATGGTAGCAGTCAACAACCACCCAGATAACTACATGACCCTTAGAGAAGTAGCCGATAGGCTTGGGGTTTCTTTTGTTAGGATTAAGCAAATAGAAGAAAAAGCCCTCAACAAACTAGGTATTACAGGAAAAGGACTAAGAAAGTTTCTAGAGAAAAACGAGACTATGTATTAAAGGCATAATTTTATGATGCTTTTTAGCATTCGTATTACTATTTATTAATGATTTTGTTTCGTTTTTTTATAAATACAAGGAGATATTAGAAATGAAAAAGGATAATATGTTGAATGAAAGCACCATCCGTCGCTTCATGAAGTTGGCAACCATCGATGGTCTTACTGATAAGTTCGTCGCTGAAAACCTCGAAGAAGTAAATGATGATGTTGAAGAGGGAATGAGAAGAGCCAAGCGTGACGACGAAGAACTCGAAGAGGGTGCTGACGAAGAGATCGAAGAAGGCAAGCACGAAGACGACGAGAAGATGGAAGAGGCTGCTGACGACGAAGAAAAAGTGGAAGAGGCTGCCGACGAGCTTGACGAGATGGGTGGTGAAATGCCTATGGATCGTGACGAAGAAGAAGGCGAAATGGAAATGGACTTAGGAATGGACGCCGCAGAGCCAGCCGCAGAGGCAGGTGGAATGGTTTCTGTTGATCAGTTGATGTCTGCACTTGAAAGAGCACTCGAAGATGTACTCGGACAAGAAGTTGAAGTTTCCCAAGACGGTGAAGAAGAGATGGATATGGATGCCGATGCTGAAATGGACATGGATGCCGATGCTGAAATGGACATGGCTGCTGATGCAGGCGAGGAAGAAGAGGAAGAAGAACTCGAAGAAGTCAATGACGATGTTATCGAAGAGGTCTTCGCCCGAGTCATCCAGAGACTTACGAAAGAAACAAAATCAAACAAAAAGTAAATTAACAGTTGCATTTCTAATGTATCTTTGGTATAATACAGGGGCGATCCAATAACGGATCCCCCTTTTTTTGTTTGGAGGCAAAATGGAACTTTGGCTAGCGGCTTCTTTATTCTTTGGTGGTGCTCTTTGTTATGGCATTGTCGCCAAGGTGATGGACATTGGACATAGCTATGAGTTTGTGAAGAAGACAACCGACCAAGTTGTCATGCTTCTCATCTCAACTTCTCAGGATGTTGCCTTCATTAAGTCTATTAAGTATGAGACAATGGAAAGCTTAGATATCCCAGAGGAGCAGGTTGAGTTGGTCAAGAAGCTAGACGCCGAGACATTTAGGGCTTGGAAAGAAATAACATTCCTGAAGATGGTTGAGGTTTACCCAAAGCATTATGCAAAGATGCTCAACAACTATGACTGGTCCAAGGTGACCCAAAGCGTAGATAAGTTATACAAATAATATGCTACCAAAGAAAGACATCATAGATTTTATAAAGAGGTACGACAATACCTTCAAGATAAAGCAGAACATTTATTATGCCACGAGGGCATTCAAAACAAACTCGGTGATTAACTACTTGGGGGAGATGAAAGATACCGACAATCTGAATTATGATGAGGCAGAACAGGTATTTAATCTTTTGATAAAGTATTTAAAAGGAGAGGCAGATGTAATCTGGGAAGATGGAAGGGTATTATTTAAACTAATAGAGGGAGACATTCAAGATGAGCAGCAAGATAGTTAGCACCAAGAGAAAGAAGAAGAAGGAAGAGCCCGTCGAAGAGGTCGAGCAGGTAGAAGAAGAGGAAGAGCATCAGCCCTCAGAGGAAGAGTTGGAAGAACTCGCCGCCTTCCTAGAGCAAGCTATGGGTCCTAAGTCATCCCCAGCATCAGAACTAAGAGTGGCTCAACTCTATGGTCCTATCGACGACAAGATGGCTACCGACATTATCTCTGCTTTCCTTATCCTGAAAGAGTCAGGCAAGGAACAGTTTATGGAAGAAGATAAGGAAGAGCCGACAACTGTCTACCATCCATTTGAACTTATCATTTCTACTCCCGGTGGAACTGCTGTTGATATGTTCTCTATCTATGATGTGATGAGACAAACAGAGGAAGAGTGTGAGATCCACACTTACGGGCTTGGTCGTGTGATGTCGGCTGGTGTTGTGCTCTTAGCAGCAGGCACCAAGGGCAAGCGCAAGATTGGTGCTAACTGTAGAGTAATGATACACAGTGTGATAGGCGGACATCACGGAGCCATCCACGACTTAGAGAATGAGATGGAAGAGGTCCGTTGGGTGCAAGAGCAATACAACAAAGCACTCTGCGCTGAAACAGACCTTACACCAAGAATGCTAAAGAAACTAATGTCTCGTAATGTAAATGTATATCTCACAGCACAAGAAGCAGTTGAGTATGGCATTGCCGACATTATTGTTTGAGGATAAAGAATGAAAGAACTA